AAATACGGATTAAAAAAATAATATGGAAAATCAAGGAAAAAGACCAGAACAAATTAAATTTTCAGAAGATGTATCATTCTATTCAATTATAGGATTAGTGATAACATTATTAATTACAATACTAATAAAATAAAAAATGAAACTAATTGTTGACAAACAAAAAAATGGGTTGACTAATCCGGAGTTTATTAAACATTTAAAAAATCCGGTAGCAAAATCGGAATTAACTCAATTTGAAGCAGATGTATTAAAAGATACATTATTTGCAGCTTTAAAAGGATTGGGTGGGATTGGGTTATCAGCTAATCAAATTGGACTTAATAAACGAGCTTGTGTTATTAAATTTAATGATATTGAACTTTTTTTATTAAACCCTGTTATTACAGAACGTTCTAATGATGGATTTCTTTTTTATGAAGGATGTTTATCAATCGCATCAACTGAAAAAAAACCAATAAGAACAATTCGTGCTAATTATGTTGTAGTACAAACTGATAATTTAGGCGAATTACGTTTTGAAATAAACCCAGAAAAAGATAGAGAAGGCGATAGAGTATCTGATGATACTATGAAAACAGTAGTTGTTCAACATGAAATAGACCATTTGGATGGTATCACCATTAAAGAAAGAGTATATTCTACTACTGTTGTTAAAAAGCAAGATTATGGTAGAAATGAAAAAGTTGTAATGAAATCGCCTGATGGAGAACTCATTGAAGTTAAGGTAAAAAAAGCAAACAATTATTTTTTACAAGGATATGAAATAGTATAATATGGAATTAATATTAATAATCTTAGTCGTATTTTTAGCAGCAGCTGGATATACTATATGGAATCTTCTTAATAAATTAGAAAAATATGAAGATGCTATTGACCAAAATGAACAATTTTTAGAAAAAGAATTACAAAGAAACGAAGCATTACTGGAAGCATTAAGAGAAATAGATTCTCGTGAAATGTTTGAGAAGGATGATGAAGTAGGTTCTATATTTTATCAAATAAAGGAAACTATCGAAAAATTCAAACAATTTAACCAAAATGCCTAGAAAAAGAGTACCTAGAATGTACTTCACAAAAGATACGGAAGATGCTATCATAGAATATAATAAAAGTGAAGACCAAAACGTAAAAAATAAACTATATAGAGATAGAATTCAGCATTCATTTGATAAGCTAGCAGAAATTGTTTATAACAAATGGAAGTTTAGTTATTTTGATGATGACCCACAAGATGTAATGGCGGAAGTTGTTGCATTTATGGTTGAAAAAATACATATGTACCAAGAAGGTAAGGGAAAAGCATTCTCTTACTTTACTATTGTTGCAAGAAATTATCTTATCTTAAATAATAATTCAAACTACAAACGATATAAAGATACCGATGTAATGTCATCTTTACCCGATAATTGGGATACTGAAAATAATTGGGCAGAAGAAGTTCGTAATGAAGAACATAGAACTTTCAATAATAGGATGTTAGCATATTGGGATACCCATTTAGAAAATTTCTTTCCAAAGAAAAGAGATATGCAAATTGCAGATGCTGTTTTAGAATTATTCCGTAGAGCAAATTATATAGAAAGTTTCAATAAAAAATCCCTTTATCTACTTATTAGAGAAATGACAGGTCACCCAACCCATTATATTACCAAAGTTGTTAATAAAATGAAAGAAAAACAAATGGCACTTTATAATGAGTTTGATAGAGAGGGCGATATAAAAATTTAATATTATGGTTTTATTAGGTATTTCCGCATTTTATCACGATTCTGCGGTTTGTTTATTTGAAGATGGAAAAGTAATAGCAGCGATAGAAGAAGAAAAATTATCCGGCATTAAGCACGATAATTCTTTTCCAATTAAAGCAATTAAATGGGTTTTACAATATTCAAAAAAAAGTATATCAGATATTGATACGATATGTTGGTATGAGGACCCACAATTAAAATTCGATAGAGTAAAAAATACATTAGGTAAACGTTGGTGGAAAAATCGTAAGACTTGGAAAAAATTCAAAGAAGAGTTTGATAATACTGAAGGTAATTTAACAACATATTTGGCTAAACAATTAAACTTTACTGGCAAATTAGAATATGTAAAACATCACAATTCACATTTAGCATTTTCATATTATACATCACCATTTAATGATGCGGTTGGTATATCAATTGATGGTGTTGGTGAATGGGAAACCGCATTGGCTGTAAAATGTAAAGATAATACTTTTGAAGAAATTAATTCTATGAAATTTCCAAACTCATTGGGATTAGTTTATTCAACTATTACTGCGTATTTAGGATTCAAACCAAATAATGGTGAATACAAAGTAATGGGATTAGCACCATATGGCGATGCATCAAAATATAAACACATCTTCGATAAAATATTCAGATTTGATAAAAATGGATTTATAGAAATAAATCAAAAATATTTTACTTGGCAATACTCCAATACAGATATGTACACATATGATTTGGTTAAACTAATTGGCATAGAACCAAGAGAACCTGAATCAAATATAGAGCAACATCATATGGATATAGCAGCAGCTTTACAAAAGTGGTATGAGAGCTGTTTTTATTTTTTTGTAAATAATTGTATGCAACAATCCGATTCTTCCAATTTAGTATTAGGAGGTGGTTCTGCTTATAACGGAACTGCTAATGGTAAATTACAAAAACATACATCGATTAAAGATTTATGGATTCCATTTGCACCATCCGACGCCGGTTCTGCTATTGGTGCTTGTTTATATTATTGGCATAATATATTAGATAATCCAAAAGTAATTGATGGTGATAATATTTCACCATATTTGGGACCACAATGGACTAGAGATGAAATAGTTAATATCTTATCAAAAGCAAAATCCGAACACAATGAATTGGATGTTAAAATTTATAATGATAAAACCAAACTATTAACTAAAGTTTCTAAATTAATAAATGATGGTAATATAATTGGTTGGTTTCAAGGTAGAACTGAATTTGGTGCAAGAGCATTGGGCAATCGTTCTATTTTAGCAAATCCACATTTGCCGGATGTTAGAGATAGAATTAATAGGGTTGTTAAAAAGAGAGAAATGTTTAGACCATTTGCTCCATCGGTAACTTTTGAAGATTATGAAACATATTTTTCTTCCGAAAGTGAAGTTCCATATATGAATCAAGTAGTTAAAGTAACAAACTACAAATCAATACCATCTGTAACGCATGTCGATGGTTCTGCTAGAATTCAGACTGTTAAACGAGAAATGAATCCATTATATTATGATTTATTAAAAGAGTTTGAAAAAATAAGTGGTACACCAATATTATTAAATACTTCTTTCAATCTAAGAGGACATACAATGACAAATGACCCACAAAAGGCAATTTGGACATTTCTAAATTGTGATATGGATTATTTAGTAATTGGTAATTTTATAATTAGTAAGAAATGAAATTATACGCATACGGAGATAGTTGGACAGAAGGACAAGGTTGTAGGTTAGAGGATGAATCTAATTTAAAAGATAGAATTATTCTAAAGGATTTTAGAAACAAACATTCTTGGCCAATCAAATTAGCTAATAAATTAAATTGTGACCACGAAAACAATGGTTGGAGTGGTAAAGCAAATAACTTAATATTCAATGAAGTTATTAACGATTTAAGAAATGGAAAAATACATAAAGGTGATTTAGTAGTAATTATGTGGAGTTCTTCTCTAAGAGACCATGTACATTTTTTACCAAAAGGAGAATGGATTAGTTGGTCTATAAAAGAGCTTACATTATTACCACATAAATTTTTTGAATCATATAAATTTGGCGATGATAAATACAACTCCTTTTTAGAAGATTATAAACGATTCTTTTTAGAGAATATGTTTAACCAAAATTATTATAATATTATAAATCAGAATTATATCGTTTTTTTACAAAAAATGTTAGAGAGTTATGGTGTAAAATGTGTAATGTTAGATGCGTTTGATATGATGGTGCAGGATTTAAATAAAGAAGATGATATAACTCATCTGATAAATAAAAATAACTATTGGGGATTCGGAAAGCAAACAATTAGAGATTACTTAGTAAAAGTATCAGATGAATCGGCTTGGGAATACCCACATCCATTTGAAGAAATACCATCTAAACATCCAAATGAAAACGGATATAATCTAATAAGTGAAGAACTTTATAATTATATAGTAAAGAATAACATAATTTAATATGGGAGCAGAATTTCAATTATTCGATGGTAAAAACCTATCATCGTTATTTAAAGATATATACGAAAACCAACAAAACAAAAAGAAGAACATTTCAGAAATGATTGAATCACTTCGTAAGTTAATTAAGAATGTTGGCGAAGCAACTGTACTTGCACCAATCATTAGAGATTTAATAGATACATCGGTTAAGAATGATGACCATTTAATTAAACTTGCAACGATTGCACAAAGATTAGCAGCAGCTGAAGCTAAAGGTATTGGTGAAGATGGTTGGTTAAGTGAGCACGAAAAAACTCAATTACTTACTGAATTGGAAGATACAGTTAATGAGTTAGATAAAAAGAATGAAGAAAAGTTGGTTGATATTCAAATAGAATTGGATGATATTAAATCAAAAATATAATGGCAAGTATTGAATCATATTTAGCAACAGTAAATAAAGTATTTCTTATAGATATGGATTTAAACCCATATGAAACGGGAGAAGAGGCTGATTATGTTTCTGTATATAATAAAAATAAAGATTTTTCAGATAAAGACGCTAGATTATATGGTGCTATAACTTACATATATCCTGAAATGACAACTGAATATTATGCTTATCCATTTGATAAGAATAATTTTACAATGCCAATTAAAGGAGAAACTGTAATAATATTAGAAATAGATAAAAATAATATATTTTGGTTACCATATTCCATAACTCCATATTCCAATTATAGAAGGGATTATGTTACATATACCGATTTAAACCCAACAGACAATTCTAAGCCAGAATCCACAAATGAAGGAGGTAAATCACTTAGGGAAACCAAAGATTCAGGTGGACAAACAAACTCTACAAACAAAAAGAATTCTACCGATGATTATAAAGTAAATGAAAAAATTAAATTCTTAAAACCAAAACAAGGTGATACTATTATAAGTGGTAGAGTTGGTAATACTATTCGTTTTAGTGAGTTCTTTTTAACCGAAGATGGTAAAACTCCATCATCTGGTATTTTTATTCGTAATAAACAAAACCCGGAATTAGATTCTAAAAAAATCGGAGAATTGGTTGAGGAAGATATTAATAAAGATGGTACATCTATTTACATTACATCTAACAAAATAAAAGTTCCATTTAAAGAAGAGGTAAAAAAAGAAAAGAAAGGATTTAAGGATTATCCGAATTCAAAAGATTTAAGTGGGGACCAATTATTTATAAATTCAGATAGAATAGTACTATCAGCTAAAGCAAAAGAATTTATTGTTTTTGGAAAAGGAAATACGGGAATATTAACCGATGGCAATTTTTCAGTTGATGCCGCAAAGGATATTTACCTACATACTGATAAAAATGTAACAATCCATACCGATGGTGCAAATCAAATATTTCTGAATTCGGAAAACGGAAAAGTATATTTGGGTAAAAACAAAGGAGAAGGTGCAGCCGGAGCAGCTGTACAAAAAATGGTATTGGGTGGTGAATTGGTTA